ATGACCAAATCAAACACAAAATTTTTTGCCTTTGGCGCGGTTCTGGCACTGTGTGCCTGTGGCAGCGGTACCGAGATGGCACGGCAAGCAGCGCCCGCCGGGCCTCTTTTTGCCGCTGGAACAGCGACGCCTGAGACCGCGCTCAAATCCGATGAGCGCTCCATGAGCGGAACCGTTTCGCAGGCGGGGACGGTGACAGCGCTTTCCCCAATCGGCCAAGGGGGTGCGACCAACGCCCGTGTTGCCTGGGACGGAACCCAGTTGACCCTGATCGGGGGGGACGGGTCCAAGACCTATAATCTGAGTGCGGGGGATGGCAGCGTCAAACGCTATGGTCGGCCGGCACTTCTTAAAGGCAATGGAGATTATGCCGCCTATCTGACGGGCACGCATAGTGCAGCCGCAACCTATGTGGAGGAAAGCCAGCCATCGATAAAGCTGGGGGCGTTCAGCGTTGGTAACATCACGCAAAATATGGCGGCAGCCCCTGCAACGGCGACCTATTCGGGCACCATGAACGGTCAATATGTGGGCGCGAGCACGACGCCATACGACACTTATGTGGCCGCAACTTTGGATGCCAATTTTTCCGGCGGCTCCTTCAACTTTGATGCAGGTGCGCCCAATTCCTACAATACGCTCAATGGGAACAAGACCAATGCCAGCGGTTTGACCATGAGCGGATCAGGCACGATCAACGAGGCCGCGTTCAATGGGACTGTCATTGCCATCTCAGGTATGTCTGGATCCATGTCCGGCAATTTTTACGGCCCCAATGCTCAGGAAGCAGGCGGCACGGTCGGGATTACAGGAAGCGGTGGCGATTTTGTCGGGGCTTTTAACCTCAAGCGGTGAGGCCTGCATTTAAGCCAAAAACCAGAGCGCCGTCCAAAAATTGGGTATCGTTTTTCGGATGAAACGGCGGATTAAATCACCAAGATAGAGCGGCGCCTTCGTTGCAGATATAAAGGGTGCCGCTCTAGCCCCCTCCTCGCGATCGGGAAGGGGGTTTTTTCTGTTTTGGGGCGGGGGGTTATTCGCCCAGAGCAACCCCTTCGCGGCGACTGTCCGCAGCACCGATCAGCATATCGTCCTTGATCTGAATGACATGCAGGCCGGAGTTGAGATTGCGGATATTCGTCTCATGACCAAGAGCTGCAAGGGTCTCGGCGAGGGTTGCGGCGTCTGTGTTTTCCTCCAGATCAGTGGCCCCGTTTCGATTGACCACATGGCCCATATCGATGGCCTCTTGCGGGTCCATCTCCCAATCAAGGATCGCGATGATTGATTTCGCGACATAGTTGATGATCCGGGAGCCGCCGGGTGAGCCTGTCAGGAGCACCGGTTCGCCATTTTGCATCACTATTGTGGGCGACATGGAGGAGCGGGGGCGTTTGCCACCCTCGACCCTGTTGGCAATGGGTTTGCCGTCGGCCATGGGCGCACGGGAGAAGTCGGTCAGCTCATTGTTGAGCAGGAACCCGTTGGTCATCACCCGGCTGCCAAAGCCTGTTTCAATCGTGGTGGTCATGGAGATCATGTCGCCATGGGCGTCCTTGATCACGAAATGGGAGGTGCCGGGGCGCTCTTTTTGCGTATCTGGCGACCAGAGTGAGGCTTCTTCCCAAGTCGGATTGCCGGGGCTTGCTTTTTCCATGGCCTGCTCTGGATTGATCAGCGTGGCCCGGTCAGCGAGGTAGTCCAGCGCGATCAGGCCTTGGGTCGGCATGTCCACGAAATCCTCGTCAGCCATGTAAAGGCCCCGGTCGGCATAGGCCAGTTTGGCGGCCTCCAGATAGAGGTGCCAGCTTTCCGCAGTCGGCCCCATGCCCGGAATGTTGAAGCCTTCGATCAGGCCAAGGATCTGGCCCACGGTCAGACCGCCCGAGGTCGGGGGACCCATGCCGCAGACATCATAGGCGCGGTAGGTCACACAGATCGGGTCGCGCTCGATTACCTCATATTGGGCGAGGTCCTCCAGGGTCAGGATGCCTGCGTTGATCGGAGTTTGCACGGCCTTGACGATGTCGCCTGCGATGGCTCCGAAGTAGAACGGATCAGAGCCGTGTTCTGCAATCAGATCCAGCGTGCGGGCAAAGTCCGGGTTTTTCAGGAGCGTGCCTTCGGCCTTTGGGGAGCCGTCGGCGTTGAAGAAATAGGAGCGCGTGGGCTCGAAGAGGTCGAGCTTGCGTTCCTGTGCGCCCGCAATCGAGGCGGCCATACGCGGTGAGATCTCAAAGCCGTCTTGCGCTTTGGTGATTGTGGGGGCCAGAAGCGTGCTCCAAGGGGTACGTCCGTGTTTGGCGTGGAGCGTGTCGAGAAGTTTCCCGCCGATGCCTGAGGATTGCGGCTCGACCAGATTGAGCATGATTTGCACGGCCACGGCGGCGTCTGCGGCAGACCCGCCATTGGCCAGAACGGCGCGACCCACTTCGGCTGCATGCGGATTGGCCGCAGAGACCATATAGGACTGGGCTGTCACGGATGTTCGGGCGGCCACTTCTGTCGTCTCTTCGGGTTGCGTCGTTTCCTGAGCCATGGCTGGTATGGCCAAAAAGGCGGCGAGGCCGGTTACAAACAGCTTTGTCATGGGTGCGACTCCCTTGGAAAAATTGCGGAATGTGGATTTAACACTTTCAGTGTGGCCAATGACGCGCGGAACTTAAAGCGTTATTTGCTATCGGTTTCTCCATATAAAGAAGGGGTACGGAGGTCCGCGCGGTGCGGCGGATGCAATTTTAAAGATAGTTGTTGACATTGCGAACGCGTCAAAGTAGAGATTATGCATGATGGGATAAATAGGGCATCACACACGACATCGCCCTTTCATCGGTCGGCCGCGCAATTTGTGCGGCTTTTTTTATGGAATACGCAGTGTTGAGACATAACCGGAGCGAACGTTTGTCTCGGCATTGCGAAGGACCTGGCTATTCGGTGCAGTGGTTCGAACAAGCCTGATTTAGGTCTCGTTGGAGCGGCTGTTGGCCCGGGTTCGACGACTGGCGACGCGTCTATTCTGGCGGGTCGTTTTATCTTGATGGGCGGGGCGTATGGGAAGCGCTTCATGACTAATCTACAGATTTATGAAGAAGATCAGGCTGGTGCTGTGACGACGATTACTGTTGACGGTGCGGCGGCTTTCTCAGATCTCAGAGGTTCTATTCATCGGTCACTTTTTGACCTTCGGACGGACTTTCAGACACCTGAAGAAGGCGAACAACCCGTCGAGGGCGATGTGAAATCGCACTTGGCTGAAATCACGAAATTATTGGAGGCGGGTCATGGAGAGACTTCGGAAAACGTCCTACCGACGAACCCAGGGAACACCCTCGATCTCGACGCAGCACGCGAAGAGATCAACCGCAGACTTACTAAGCTCATTAACCAGCGCGGAGACTGAGGCCTTTCTCGACAGTCTCAGCCATAACGCGCTTTTGTCGCTGCCTTGGCTCTTTGAGCATTGGGCGCATGCCCATCAGATGCCACCCGACGAGGACTGGAAGACATGGGTCATTCTTGGTGGTCGCGGCGCGGGCAAGACCCGTGCCGGGGCTGAGTGGGTCAGAAGTCAGGTTGAGGGCGCCAAGCCCGATGAGCCGGGGGCTGCCCGGCGCGTGGCTCTTGTGGCGGAGACTTTGGATCAGGCCCGCGACGTCATGGTTTTTGGCGAAAGTGGTCTGATGGAGTGTTGTCCCCATGATCGCAAGCCTGAATGGCAGGCGACCAAGCGGCAATTGGTATGGCCCAATGGTGCTGTGGCGCAGATATTCTCGGCCTCTGATCCCGAGAGCCTGCGCGGGCCGCAATTTGATTGCGCTTGGGCCGATGAGTTGGCCAAGTGGAAAAAGGGTCAGGAGACCTGGGATATGTTGCAGTTCGCGCTGCGATTGGGCGATGATCCACGACAGGTTGTCACGACGACACCTCGTGACAATTCTTTGCTGCGCGCTTTGTTGGAGCAAGAAAGCACGGCGTTCACATCCGCGCCCACGACGGCCAATGCGGCCTATCTTGCTGATAGTTTTCTGGACCACGTGGAGGAGCGCTACGCGGGCTCAAGGCTTGGCCGACAGGAGTTGGACGGCGAGTTGCTCTCCGATACGGAAGGTGCCTTGTGGTCTCGGGCCGCGCTCGATGAGCGTCGTCTGGCGGATGTGCCGGAGTTGGACCGCATTGTGGTCGCCGTTGATCCGCCCGTCACCAGTACTGAGGCATCCGATGATTGCGGAATTTTGGTTGTTGGTGTGACCATGGAGGGCCCTCCGAAGGATTGGCGTGCTTACGTCCTTGAGGATGCGTCCATGTCTGCGGCCAGCCCTACGGCTTGGGCGGAGCGGGCTGTAAACATGGTTCATAAGCACGGCGCTGACCGGATGGTAGCTGAGGTCAATCAAGGTGGCGATCTGGTGGAAACATTGGTGCGCCAGGTTGATCCTTTGGTGTCATATGCGGGTGTTCGGGCAACCCGTGGCAAAGTTGCGCGGGCCGAGCCGGTGGCGGCGTTGTATGAGCAGGGTCGTGTGGCGCATGTCGGTGGGTTTGGTGATCTGGAGGATCAGATGTGCCAAATTACGCGCGCGGGCTATACCGGGTCGGGGTCGCCGGACCGTGTTGACGCGCTTGTCTGGGCTTTGACGGATCTGATGATCTCACCGGCTGGTGCTTATCAAAGCCCGCATATCCGCTCGCTGTAAATTCGGGTTTGAAACCTCCAAGCCTTTGGGATCGCGTGGAAAACCATGGCTACTCGACTAGGAGAGTAGTTTTGGGATTTGTGCGGTTCAAAAGGTTAACGACTATTCGACTCTTCTAGAAGAGTAGTTCTGGATGCGTACGGGAGGATGTTGTGAAACATCGGCTCCACTCGTCATCGACGTAGCTGTCACCAGGTGGCAGGCGGTCGATGTTTGGGCGCATTCGATTGAACGCGGGCATGCACTAAAGGGGCAGCGTACGGTCGGTTAACGGCTTTGCGACCGCCTTCGCGCAGTATTGCTGGTGCGGGTTCAATTTGATCCGCATCGCGACGCTCAGATTTATTGAAATTGATTTTCCAAGGAGCAGCCTTAATGGTTCTTCAGATTTTCCGCACGCAAAAGCCTGCGCCAGTTGAGACGAAAGCCTCCCGGGCGGCCCCGCTGGTCCAATTCCACGGGAGCGGTCGCGCGATCTGGTCGGGCCGCGATACCGGCTCGCTTATTCGTAACGGGTTTTCAGGCAATCCTGTCGGGTTTCGCTGTGTCAAAATGATTGCCGAGGCGGCTTCTGCTGTACCTCTGGTGCTGCAAGATGAGGAGCGCCGTTATGACACCCATCCGCTGCTTTCGCTTTTGCGCAAGCCCAATGAAACAGACGGTGCATCCGAGCTCTTTGAGCATTTTTTCGGGCAGTTGATCCTGACCGGAGACGCGTATCTGGAGGCGGCTGGGCTTGATATTGATACCGGCGCGCCCTCTCAGCTTTATGTGCTGCGGTCTGATCGTATGCGGGTTGTACCCGGCTCGGATGGGTGGCCTGTGGCTTATGAATATAGTGTTGGCGCCAAGAAGGTGCGCTTTGATATGCGTGCCGATGTCGCCCCGATCCTGCACCTTAAGTCGTTCCATCCGCAAGATGATCATAACGGGTTTTCACCGCTTCAGGCGGCGGCGGCGGCTTTGGATGTGCATAATTCGGCATCCGGGTGGTCAAAGGCCTTGCTTGATAATGCGGCGCGGCCATCGGGTGCGATCATCTATAAGGGGGCTGACGGGATGGGCGCTCTTGGCAATGATCAGTATTCGCGCCTCGTTGATGAGTTGGAGACCCACCACATGGGCGCTCGGAATGCCGGTCGGCCGATGCTTCTAGAAGGCGGGCTTGACTGGAAACCCATGGGCTTTTCCCCCTCTGATATGGAGTTTCATAAGACAAAGGAGGCCGCGTCCCGAGAGATTGCTTTGGCCTTTGGTGTGCCGCCCATGTTGCTGGGTCTGCCCGGCGACAATACCTATTCCAATTATCAGGAGGCCAATCGCGCTTTTTATCGTCTCACGGTTCTGCCGCTGGTCAATAAGGTGGCTTCGGGCATGTCCAACTGGCTTGGTGGCTGGTTTGAGGAGGGCTTGGCGCTCAAAGCTGATCTCGACAATGTGCCTGCCTTGGCCTCAGAGCGGGATGCGCAATGGAAGCGCGTTGCTGATGCGGAGTTCCTGACCGATGCGGAAAAGCGCGCCATGCTGGGTCTGCCCAAGTTGGCGGAAGATGAATGACCCAGGAGCATCCGCAAAAAACCGGCTCGCGGTTTCTCTACGAGCCGTTCAACGCGACCGCAGCAAAGGTCGATACGATCGAAAAGGTCAATGAGGAGCGCTGGCGCGGACTGGAGCGGCGATTAATGGTCATTGAGGCCATGCTGGAGCGCCTGGAAAAGCGCCTTTGGCTTGCCGTTTACGGGATTGCGGCCTTCGTTCTGACCCAGGCCGTTTATCAACTTATTCAACTCAACCCGAACTAGGGGCATTTCAATATGTATTACAAAGATCGCGTCTCCGGGCCTCCGGAGACCAAATTCGTGCAGCTTGGGTCCCAGATCGGGCTCTCAGAAGAAAACCGGATTGTCGGCTATGCGTCCCTCTTTGGCGCCAAAGATCAGGGTGGCGATTGCGTGGAGAGCGGGGCGTATTCGTCTTCTTTGAAGTCGCTCAAAACCGGGGGGCGCGCTGTCAAGATGCTTTGGCAACATGATCCTGCACAGCCTATCGGTGTCTGGGATGAGGTATTTGAGGACAAAAAGGGCCTTTATGTCTCTGGACGCATCCTTGAGGACGTTCGGGCCGGTGCGGAGGCCCTGGCGCTTCTCAGGGCAGGGGCCATTGATGGGCTCTCAATCGGGTATCGCACGGTTAAAGCCTCTAAGTCGCAGGACGGGGGGCGTTCTTTAAAGCAATTAGACCTTTGGGAGGTTTCATTGGTGACATTTCCAATGCTTCCCGAAGCGCGGGTGCAGTCTTCTCTCGACCTCGAGGAAGACGGCGCACTAGCGCGCGCGCTGGCAGATGTTTTTTCATCGGCCAGCACCATGCTGACGCGCGAGTGACGTCAGTTTTTTCAACCTTATGCGTCTCTCGTTTTTGAGGGCGTTCATTGATCCAAAGGACACTGCATGAGCAAAGCTGAAGAGAAGGCCCGCTCACCCTTGGCTGGCGGGGGTCACAAACCCGCGCAGGAAGTCAAGGCGGCCATGACGGATTTTTTAACTGATTTCAATGTGTTCCAGACGGAACTTAAGTCTCGTATCAAAGAACAGGAAGATCGTTTGACTATGTTTGATCGTAAATACAATGCCGCAGCCCGGCCTGCCCTTTCTCATGCAAATGATCAGGAGGCCCCGCATCAAAAGGCGTTTGCGGCCTATCTGCGCGCCGGTGATGATGATGGTCTGCGCCATCTGGAGATTGAGGGCAAAGGTCTCAATACGTCCGTGAATGCCGATGGTGGTTTTTTGGTTGATCCGGTGACATCTGATCGCATTGCAGCCGTACTGCACGGTGCGTCTTCCATTCGCGCCATCTCCAATGTGGTCACGGTCGACAGCAACGCTTTCGACGTGTTGACGGACCAGAATGACATTGGATATGCATGGGCCACCGAGACAGATCCAGCAGCCGAAGGCACAACGCCACAGATTGAGCGCACGTCTATTACGCTTCATGAGTTGTCGGCCATGCCAAAAGCGTCTCAGCGGCTTCTTGACGACAGTGCTTTTGATGTGGAAGGCTGGCTGGCCGAGCGCATTGCCGATCGGTTTTCCCGCGCGGAGTCCGGTGCGTTTATCTCAGGCGATGGCGCTGACAAGCCAAAGGGCTTTCTCCACTACTCTGCCGTGGCTGATGACAGCTGGTCTTGGGGCAATCTGGGGTATGTGGCTACCGGTGCAGATGGCGATTTTAATGCCGCTGAGGCCGCCGATGCGATTGTAGATCTGGTCTACGCGCTGGGCGCGCGCTACCGGGCGAATGCAACATTCGTGATGAACTCCAAGACGGCCGGTGCAGTGCGTAAAATGAAGGATGCGGACGGTCGTTTCTTGTGGTCTGACGGTCTTGCTAATGGTGAGCCTGCGCGTCTTATGGGCTATCCGGTGCTGATCGCAGAAGACATGCCGGATATTGCGTCGGATGCCACGGCCATTGCCTTTGGTGATTTCCAGTCGGGCTACACGATTGCTGAGCGTCCAGACCTCCGCATCCTGCGTGATCCGTTCTCGGCCAAGCCGAATGTGCTTTTCTATGCCACAAAACGCATTGGCGGCGACGTCAGTGATTTTGCAGCTATTAAGCTTTTGAAATTCGCAGTGAGCTGATTTGAGCTGTCCTGGGGCGATTTGATCGCCTCAAGTGCTTGTCTGCTTTTGCGTCATCAACAGGTGTGGCCGGTGTTGACCGGGCGCGCCTCACCACCCTCGCATCGCTCTGTTTGCTGCTCCGCCCTCCCCGGCGGTGTGAGGGTGGGTTCCTACTTTTTGCCCAATAATTTGGGCCATCGTGCGGCCTTGGACGATCTTGCGCAACAGGATGCGGGTCAGGGTATTTTGCGCTCAGTTACGGGCAACGCTTGCAAGGAGTTACGAATGATATTGAACGAAATAACCACGGTGCCGTCAGAAGCGATACCAGTTGCGGCGTTTTCCGAACATCTTCACTTGGGGTCGGGTTTCTCCGACGATGGTGCCAAAGACGCGGTTCTTGAGACTTATCTGAGAGCTGCGATCTCTGCCATTGAGGCCCGCTCCGGGATGGCATTGTTTTTGCGTAGCTTTGCATTGGGGCTTTACTCCTGGAACAATATCAACGGGCAGCCTCTGCCTGTGTCGCCGGTACAATCGATCCAGTCCATGCGTCTTGTCTCATCGGTTGGCGTCGAGAGCCTTGTGCAATCGGATCATTACCGTCTGCAAAAGGACGGCCATCGCTCTCGTGTTTTGGCAACTGGCATCAGTCTGCCGCACTTGCCTCATAACGGGTCCGTTGAAATAGTGTTGGATGCAGGGTTTGGTCCGGGCTGGGAGGATATTCCCGCGGATCTCAGGCAAGGCGTTTTGATGCTTGCCGCCCATCACTATGAAAACCGCAACGGCAAGGACGCTGGACACTTCCCAAGCGGTGTCTTGGCTTTGCTGGAGCCTTACAGAGCCATTCGTCTGGGTGGTGCGGCGTGACTTTTGCCCCAAAACTTAACCGGCGCCTCGATCTCGAAGAGCGCGTGGTGACACCCGACGGAAGTGGTGGATTTTCAACGGCCTGGCAAAAGCTGGGCACATTACCAGCTCAACTGTTGGCGCGGTCTGGCCGGGAACGGTTCATCGGCGGTCGCGTCGTCTCAGGCACAAGCTTTCGGATCACCGTGCGTGCAGCGCCTTTTGGCGCGGTGTCGCGTCCCAGACCTGATCAGCGTTTCAGAGATGGCGCGCGCACATACGCAATTCTGGCGGTGGCTGAAAGCAATAAGAGTGATCTTTATCTTGAGTGCTGGGCCGAAGAAGGAAAAGTGGAATGACATACGCGCTCGCAGAACCGCTTCAACGCGCCGTTTATGAGGCGATGCTTGGCGATCTGGCCCTTCAGGCTCTCGTTGGCACCCATGTTTATGATGGCCCTTTGCTAGTCGAGGATGCCGCGACGCCAGTTGATTATATAACGATTGGCGGGGAGACTGTGAAGGACGCGGGGTCAGCCACGACGGATGGCGCTGTGCACGATTTCACGGTCGTTGTTCATTCCGGCGCTTCTGGATTTAAGACGAGCAAGGCGATCGCAGGCGCTGTTTGCGATGTTTTGCTGGATGCACAATTGCCGCTGAGCCGGGGTGAGTTGGTTTATTTGCGGTTTCTCAAAGCGCGCGCGTCAGTCGGCGCACCTCCCGCGCGGCGTACAATCGAGCTCAGTTTTCGGGCTTTTGTCGAAGACACATCACTATAAATTGGAAAGAACTCATGACAGCTCAAAAGGGTAAGGACCTTCTTTTGAAGGTTGATATGGATGGCGCAGGTCTTTTCGAGACCATGGCTGGCCTCAGAGCCACCCGGATCACATTTAATTCCGAGACAATCGACATCACCAATATGGAAAGCACAGGCGGTTGGCGCGAACTGCTCGCCGGTGGCGGTGGTCGGTCAGCGTCTATCACGGGCTCTGGCGTATTTCGCGATCAGGCCTCTGATGAGCGGGCACGTGCCATCTTTTTTGGCGGTGAAATGCCAGATTTTCAGATCATTATTCCTGATTTTGGAGCGATCGAAGGTCCATTTCAGATCGCGTCGATCGAATATTCGGGCAATCATGATGGAGAGGCCGTCTACGAGATCGCCTTGGCATCTGGTGGTCAGCTTCAATTCACGGCCATTTGATGATCAACCGGCATAGAGGTGAAGTTGCCATTGAGGTGAATGGGCAACCCAGAACCATGCGTTTGACCCTTGGCGCATTGGCCGCGCTGGAAGATGGGCTCGGCGCCAAGTCATTGGTGGATTTGGTAGAAGGTTTTGAGACCGGACAGTTCAAGGCACGCGATCTTCTGCTTCTCCTTTGGGCAGGTCTTAACGGCGGCGGCTGGGAGGTCTCTTTTGAGGAAGTTGGCGATGCTCGAATTGAAGGCGGGCCGCTGGAGGCTGCAAAATCTGCAGCACAGCTCCTGGCGCTGACATTTGGATCGGATAAGGCGTGAACGGTATTTCTTGGGACGAATTGATGCGGTTTGGCCTTTGCGATTTGCGCCTTTCGCCCGAGGTTTTTTGGGGGCTTACGCCGGTCGAGTTGATGATGATGGCCGGACAGGATGACGCCCCGACGGCAATAAACAGAACAGGACTCGAAGCATTGATGTGCAAGTTTCCTGATCGAGAGGTGAGATAGATCATGTCAGATTTTGAAGAAAATTCTGCGCGGCTTGAAGTGGCTTTGCGCGACATCGAGACCTCAATTTCGGGGACGGAGGCGGTCAGTTCGACATTCCGCGCCGAGGTCGAGGAGATGACGAAATCGATGGCCATTGCGTCAAAACAAGCAACCGGTCTATCTAAGTCGGTGGGCACATCCCTGCGCTCTGCTTTTGACAATTTGATCGTTGATGGTGACAAACTCTCGTCTGTGATTGGCAAGCTGGGCACGAGTATTGCCTCCAAAGCGTTTAATAGTGCGATTACACCTGTCACGGATGCCTTGGGGTCCGCGCTGACCGGCGGCGTGACGTCGCTGGTGAAAGGTTTCATGCCTTTCAAAAATGGCGGCGCTATTTCCTCGGGGCGTGTACGTGCCTTTGCAAGTGGAGGGATCGTTGATGGTCCTACCTCTTTTGCCATGCGTGGCGGCACCGGCTTAATGGGCGAGGCTGGACCGGAGGCGATCATGCCACTGGCGCGCGGCGCTGATGGGAAACTTGGGGTGCGGTCCGGGGGCTCTGGCAGTGTGGTTCATGTCACGATGAATGTGAGCACACCAGACGCAGAAAGCTTCCAGCGATCAAAGACCCAGATTGCCGCCCAAATGTCTCGTGCCATGTCGCGCGGCAACCGCAACCTTTGAGGACTTAGTTTATGTCATTTCATGAAGTGCGTTTCCCGCCGGCTATCTCGATTGGATCGACCGGTGGTCCCGAGAGGAAAACTGATATTGTGACGCTTAACAATGGATACGAAGAGCGCAATTCGGTCTGGTCTCATTCGCGGCGTAAATATGATGCCGGGATTGGCATGGCCTCTCTGGATGACCTTTTTGCGGTGACGTCCTTTTTTGAGGCGCGTATGGGGCGCCTTTACGGCTTCCGTTGGAAGGACTGGGCTGACTACAAATCCTGCGTGCCCAGTGCGTCCGTTAGTGCAACCGACCAGATCCTGGGCGAGGGCGATAGCGTCGAAACTGACTTTGCGCTTCGCAAAGCCTATTCCTCCGGTGGAGAAACCTATTGGCGCCCCATCGTCAAAGTCGTTGAAAACAGGATTTTCGTGGCAGTTGATGGGGACTTGCAGTCCGAAGGGTCGGATTATTATGTAAACATCAGGACCGGACTTGTATCTTTTGCTGTTCCACCAGCAGAGGGCAGTGTCGTCACAGCTGGGTTTGAGTTTGACGTACCGGTCCGGTTTGAACTGGACGGTATTGAGACCAGCGTGACCAGCTTTTCAGCTGGACAGATCCCTAATGTGCCAGTGATTGAGGTACGTGTCTGATGCGCGACATAAATCCCCTATTGCAATCCAAGCTCGACAGCGGCGCGACAACGCTTTGCAAATGCTGGCTTGTTGAGCGCGCGGATGGTCAAGCTATTGGCTTTACCGACCATGATTTGGATGTGTCATTTGATGGAGTTGTTTTTCAAGCGGGCACAGGTCTGGATGCAGCGGCTATAGAAAGTTCCACCGGACTAAGTGTCGACAATACGCAGGCTGTTGGTGCGCTGAGCGCTGTCGGATTGACGGAGGACGATATTCGTGCCGGTCTCTATGATCGCGCAGCTGTGCGGTTATGGCTGGTAGATTGGACTGATCCCTCTTTGAGGGTACTCCTGTTTCGGGGGTTTCTTGGGGAGATTGAACGCGGCGAGGCCGCATTTGAGGTCGAATTGCGCGGCCTCTCGGAGGTTTTGAACAAGCCCGTCGGGCGGAGTTATGTGCGGGACTGCGATCGGTTGTTGGGCGATCATAAATGCGGTGTTGATCTGTCAAAGCCGGGGCTTTCCGTGTTCGCGCAAGTCGCTGATGTTCGGGATAACCGTACTATATTCGCCAGCGGCATTGCAGAGTTTGCAGCTGGTTGGTTCGCATTCGGAACGCTGCAATGGCTGGCGGGTACCAACAAAGGTCTGATCTCCAAGGTTAAGTTCGATAAGATTAAAGGCGCGGACCGGGTCGTCGAGATTTGGGAAGAAGCACCGCACCTGATCAGTCCTGGTGATCAATTCAAGTTGGTTGCCGGGTGCGACAAGACGGCGGAGACCTGCCGTCTCAAGTTTTCCAATTTTGCAAATTTCCGGGGCTTCCCACAGATGCCCGGGGAGGATTGGGTTGCGGCCTACCCCAGTGCGGGTGGTCTTCATGACGGGGGCAGTCTGAAAAATGAATGACGCCCACGGAGAAGATATAGTGAGAATTTCACGGCGTTGGATCGGGACTGCCTATAGCCATCAGGCAAGTCTAGAGGGTGTGGGTGCCGATTGCTTGGGATTATTCAGAGGCATCTGGCGAGAGCTTTATGGCGCTGAGCCTGCTAAGATCCCCACCTATTCCCCAGACTGGAGCATCGGTGATGGTGAGAGGCTTCGCCATGCGGCCGACATCTATCTGAACCCTGTTTCGGTGGACATGTGGGGGCCTGGCAACGTCATTCTATTTCGAATGAAGGCCAAAGGGCCAGCAAAGCACCTTGGTGTTTTGGCTGGAGACAAAGATCATCAACCGACTTTTATTCATGCATATTCCTTGCACGGCGTTGTTGAGTCTGCGCTGACAGCTTCATGGCAACGTCGCGCCGTCGGTTATTTCGCATTTCCTCCTAGGAGTTCATAATGGCAACTTTGGTATTGTCTGCGGCTGGTGCTGCGATCGGAGGATCAATCGGCGGCTCCGTGCTTGGGCTGTCATCTGCCTTGATTGGCAAGGCGGTCGGCGCCACGATCGGGTCGGCACTTGATCAAAAGATCATTGGGACCGGATCGCAAGCTGTTGAAACCGGTCGTGTTGACGGGTTTCGGGTTCTTGGCGCTTCGGAAGGGGCGGCGATCCCGCAGGTGTATGGTCAAATGCGCACATCGGCGCAGGTAATCTGGTCGAGCCGGTTCCTTGAGAAAAAGACCAATAATACGTCTGGGTCCAAGGGAAACCGCACAACGGTTACATCTTATTCCTACTCAGTTTCGTTGGCGCTGGCGTTGTGCGAGGGCGAGATCACGCGACTGGGTAGAGTCTGGGCTGATGGCAACGAGATCACGCTGGATAATGTCACGTGGCGACTGCACAAAGGCGATGAGACACAGATGCCAGATCCGCTTATCGAAGCGGTCGAGGGCGGTGGGAATGCGCCAGCTTATCGAGGTACGGCCTATATCGTATTAGAAAACCTTGAACTTGGGCGCTTTGGGAATCGTATTCCGCAGTTCAATTTTGAGGTGGTCAGACGGGTCAAGGAATTAGGCGATAACCCGCTCGTTGATCCCTACGACACGCTAAACGCCGTTGCGCTTATTCCGGGAACTGGCGAGTACGCACTATCTACGACACCGGTTCGTTACAATTACGATAAGGGCGTGTCCCGGTCGGCCAATCAAAATAACCCGTCGGGGAAGACCGACTTTGAAAACGCAATGGATCAGCTCGCGACCGACCTGCCAAAGGTCAATGCGGTGTCGATGGTTGTCAGCTGGTTCGGAGACGACTTGCGCTGCGGTTCTTGCTCTTTGAGGCCGTGCGTCGAGCAGAACGATGTTGATGGAGATGCGCAAGCTTGGCGCGTCTCGGATCAGACAAGAGGCAATGGCAAGAGCATTAGTCGCATTGACGGTAAATCAGTCTTCGGCGGTACGGCCTCGGATCTTTCGGTTATCGAGGCGATCACGAAGCTGAATACCGATAGTCATGACGTCATGTTCTATCCATTTGTACTTATGGATATCGGACCTAATAACAGTCTGACCAATCCATATTCCGGGCAGACTGGCCAACCTGTTTTCCCGTGGCGTGGTCGAATTACGCTTGACGTAGCCCCAGGGCGCGGTGGCTCCCCAGATCAGAGTAGTGATGCTAGATTACAGGTTCAGCAGTTTTTTGGACAAGCGAACAAAGACGACTTTTCGCGCTCGAGCGGGGTAATTACGTATTCTGGCCCAGAGGATTGGGGATACCGGAGGTTTATCCTGCATTATGCGCATCTATGTGCAGAAGCAGGCGGTGTCGGATCGTTTATCATCGGCTCCGAGCTTAGAGGGATCACGCAAATTAGAGACGACGCGGGGCGTTTCCCTGCAGTCGATGCCCTCGTTTCGCTCGCTCGTGACGTACGTGCTATTTTGGGGCACAATACGAAGATTTCCTACGCAGCCGATTGGTCCGAGTATTTTGGCTACCGCCCGCAGGATGGCTCGAACGACGTTTGGTTTCATCTTGACGAGCTTTGGGCCTCAGATGACATAGACTTCGTTGGTATCGACAATTACATGCCGCTGTCTGACTGGCGTGACAGCTCAGATCATCTAGATGCGTCTTATCATAGCATCTACGATCTAGGGTACCTCGAAAGCAACGTGGCTGGAGGTGAAGGGTTTGAATGGTATTATGGATCTGGGGCGGATCGCGATGCCCAGATGCGCAGGCCTATCGAAGATCTAGCTCACGGCGAAGACTGGATTTTTCGATACAAAGATTTGAAGTCTTGGTGGAGCAATCCGCATCACAATCGCCCGGGCGGTGTAAGGGATGTCGCGGCGACACCGTGGGTGCCGCAATCCAAACCGATATGGTTTACCGAGTTTGGATGTCCGGCCATTGACAAGGGAACCAACCAGCCGAACGTTTTTGTTGATGAGAAGTCATCCGAGAATCTGATCCCATATCATTCTTCAAGCGCCCGTGACGATTTTATTCAATACCGCTATTTTCAGGCGCATTTGAACCATTGGTCCAAGCCGGAGAATAATCCGGTCTCAACCCGTTACTTCCAACCGATGGTAGACATGTCCCACGCCTACATTTGGGCATTTGACACGCGTCCTTGGCCGGACTTTCCGACCCGATCAGAGATTTGGAGTGACGGTACGAACTATGGCCGTGGCCATTGGATTTCAGGTCGCGTCGGTGCCGCGACTTTGGCCGCGGTCGTCACACAAATAGCGGCACGCTCAAATTTCTATGATATTGATGTCGAGAAGTTACATGGCTCTGTGCGCGGCTACATTGTCGACGGCTCGCAATCTGCGCGTCAGGCATTACAGCCCTTGATGTTGGCTCATGGATTTGAGTGTACTGAGTTGGACGGCAAGATCGTCTTCAAAAACCGTCTCGGGTCTACGCCACTTTCTGTCGAGCAAAGAAACCTTACGACGGATAAGGCGTCGGATCCGATCCGCTTCACCCGAACTCCGGACCTGGAACTTTCATCCCAGGTCAAGATAAACTTCTATCAAGCTGAAAACGCCTATCAATTGGGTGCCGCCGCCGCAGTGATCCCTGACGAGTCCGAACCCGCCGTGACGACCCTTGACGTGCCGATCGCATTAAGCGGCTCAGAAGGATCAAATGTTGCCGCAAGGTTTCTATCCGAGGCGTACATTGCCCGTGACGAAGCAAAATTCTCCCTTCCTCCGTCAATGCTGGGTGTGACCGTAGGCGATGTCGTTTCGTTTCAGCTTGCTGGTGACGGTGCCAGAAAGCTATTCAGAATTGACCGACTAGAGGAAACAAACGCGCGTCTTTGCCACGCCATCCGCGTGGAGCACGGCGTGTATCAACTCGGTGGCGCGGTCGAGCGTAAACCCGAACAGCCTACCCTGAAACTACCGGCCCCCGTATATTTGGAGTTTCTGGATATCCCGCTGATCACTGGGGATGAGATACCGCACTCCCCCCATATCGCAGCGTCCGGGCGCCCTTGGATTGGCACGCTTTCACTCTACACCTCCTCCAGAGATGGAGGATATGTTTTGAATAAAGAGATCCGTTCCCCCTCGATAGTTGGGACCACAACCACCGAACTCCTTAAGCGTTCACCTGATATGTGGTCAACGTCCGACCAGTTACGGGTGCGGGTGCCCTCTGGGGCCCTTGAAAGCAGAACCAAAGAAGATGTTCTGAACGGCTCCAACCTTGCAGCTCTTCGAGCTCCGGGCGCTCATGACTGGGAATTGCTCCAATTTCAAAATGCAGTGCTGGTAGGTGCTGGCGAATACGAGCTGTCCTGTTTCTTGAGGGGCCAATTGGGCACGGACGCGATTATGCCTAGCCTTTATCCAACCGGCAGTGATTTCGTGTTGATGGATGGCAGCCCGATCCAGCCCGATTTACCTGTCTCCGCCCGAGGTCTTGAGCGCCATTACCGGATTGGTTCGTCGGATCTGGGCTACGATGATCCCAGCTTCCAGCATGTCGCGCAAAGTTTTGCCGGTGTAGGCCTTAGACCATACATGCCGACCCACGTTTCTGCTCGCTTGCGCGAGGCCGGAGATATCGCGGTGAGGTGGACACGGCGCACACGCATTGATGGCGACAGTTGGGAAGGTGCCGATGTGCCCCTTGGAGAGGACACGGAGCTCTATCTGGTGCGCGTTTTGAAAAACGGCAGTGTTGTCCGAGAGGTCGAAACCACCACACCGAGTTTTGTCTATTCCCCCACGGACATGAGCAACGATGCCATCTCCGCTCCCTTTGATTTTGAAGTTGCCCAAGTCTCATCCCAATTCGGACTGGGACCATTTAAGAGGATAGTATTCAATGGCTGA